GTGCGTTACTAGCGCTATCAAAAGCACCGCTAATATCGGCAATGATCGCAAATGAGCTTGTTGCGCTATTATTAACATAGCTACTAGTAACTGCTGTTAAGTCACCTATGTGATCGACATTAGTGGCTATATTGGTTGTATTAGTGGCTACGTTAGTAACTAATGCGTTACTAGCACTATCAAAGGCACCACTAATATCATTAGCTATTTGTCCTGAACTAGATAATATAGATTGTGGAAGATTTAATGTTAGAGTAGACCCTGTCGCACCTGCGGTGGCTGCTACTGATGATGTAATATCACCTGCAAAAGTTAAAATATCAGTAGTAGCATTAAACGTATCGCCTGAAGCGTCACTACCCGTAATACCGAAGCTAGCTACTGTAATACCTTGTATACTGCCCTGGGTAACCGATTTAAATTCACCATCGGCAGAATTAAATACCACTACTCGGTCATCTACACCACCCGAGCTAGGTATATTTGATGCAGTAATGCCTGCTACGTGTATCTGTGATCCGGATACTAATACTTTTTTCCAATTAGCCATGTTGTTGTTGTTTTATTCTATAATAAATATTTTAATTTTTTTGAAACCATTATTGCATTTTTTGCATTACCCTAGTTACGAAATAAGATCCCGACCTTCTCAAATCAGCATTTGCTGAAATAGTACTAGGTGTATGAGAAAATTTAAACACACTAGATGAAACGGATCCACTTAACACACCACCTCCGGGTCCTCTTGGATTATAAAATCCTTCATCAACGTTAGTTCTTAAATTACTATCTGCGTGTACAAATGATCCAAAAGTTGCTTGTCCACCCCCACTACCCGTGTAAATTCCATTAAATCCTGGAGTTGTAGATGCCGAAGCAAAATATACAGTTCTTATGTCACTCGATGATGTAGCTCCCGCAGAAGCAGATGCAAGAGGTAAGTAAGCAAATATACCATTTGCTACTGTAGTACTTCCTGTGTAAATTACTATGTCTACCTGATCAAGATTTCCTACTGATCCACCATATGCTTTAAAATTAAAGAAATCATATAAACTTCCTGAATCACCATCTCCAGCAACTCTTCCTTTAAAATTATGGTGAAAGTAAGTTCCATCTGCACTGTTATTTGATCCGTTTTGATTTACAAAGGTTTTTACCCCATCAGTAAATTCAGATTTAGAAGCAGGTGCTGTACCTCCTGTAGCGAAAAGACCCCCTCCTGCTGGTGAAGATATAAAAGTAAATGAAGATGTAGTATTAGAAAAAGAAGAAGTACTTGTAGAATCACCAAAATATTCTAAACCAGATCTAGGGATAAATATTTCATGCACATAATCTTTATTTCCATGGGTATTAGGTCCTCTAAATTGAGTGTGGGTTACAAATCGGGATCCTGATAGATCAACCGTTAGAACGTATCCTCTATTTGCAAAAGATCCGGTAACCCCCATTGGGTTTGGTCCTGTCGTACCATTAGCTATACCTGAAAATGAAGACGAACCTTGAGGGTCTCTGAATGCTATAGATGCAGTAACGGGACCTACAAAAGATCCTGAAGAAGCATCCGAAGCAGTAGAATTATAAAATTCTTGTATTGCGAATGTGACAGAAGAAGTAGAATTGAGAGAAGCAAATAAAGCTGATACTGAAGCACTTACCTTAGTATATGCGCCTGCACTAAATGTACCAGTAATGTGTGAATCAGGTCCTATATAATTTTTCTGGAATTGAGCTTTATTAACAGGAATATAAACAATACCTCTTACAGTATCTCTAATTATAGATTCAGATAGTATTCCTGCTCCTGTTTTATTTATATTTGGGAAAAATTTAGCTTGGTCTCCTGATTTTACTCTATAGGGGATTTCTTGGAAAGGAATAAATTCATGTCTTCTACCATCTACATTACCTCCTCGTCTTCCCGCTACTATTGTTTGGCCACTAGCTGTGACTAAAGTCCTAAAAGAATCAATTGAAGCTGCTTCTGTTCTGATTACTTTTCCAGTTTTTTTATCGGTAAAATTAGCCATTGTCTTCTGTTAGATTTTCTTTTATAATGCTTTGTAATTTTATAGCGATGTTATACACAACTTGTATGTCAGTCCCTTTAAAATCAGTTTTAGCAATTAACGCTAATAAATATCGTGCTTCTTCAAGCTCTAATATATTATTTTCTTCTGTTATGGGAGTAGGTGATTTTTCATCACTTGGTTGACTTTTTTTATTAAAATTAAGTGTGTTTTTGATTGAGTCTTTAATTGATCTTGCCATTATATAACTTTTTTGTTTAAATTCCTATGTAAAATTCACTACCCTTAAATAATAAACCCCCTTCCACAACAGAAGGGAAAGTGTCAAATGTACCTAATGATAGTAAACCTTGATTATCTACTTTTAATTTTACGTTGTTATTCTTTTGTACTAAAAATATATCCGTACTTTTACTTCCTATATCTACTTTTAATTGAGCAGATTCTATTTCAACATTTTTCCCACCACTATTTTGAATATAACTATCAAAAACTAACCAATCATCGTCTGTTGATGAAGTTGAAGTAGTTGGTCCTACAGAACTTCGTGTTGGAGTTGTTGTTCCTAATTGTTTTGCTCTTGTAGAAGTATCTTCTATTACAGTAGTAGCAGAATCTAATACTATTTGTGATTTACTGAAGAATCTAGTATTTTGTTCTTTTAATTTCTTTTGTAAATTTTCAGGTATAATATATCCCTGTAATTTTAAAGTGAAAGTGGCTCTAACAATTCTTGAATCATCTGTAGTCAATTCGTTGATATTAGAGAATTGATCGATCATAGCCATGAATTTAAATCTTTCACTGTCTCCCCAATAAGCATCTGAAGCATAATTTATAGCTTCAATTAGTTTGTTTAATTGGGATATATAATCAGTCCATATAATGCCACTATAAGTTAAATTAACATAATCAGGCACTACGGTAGCTGTGAATTCTTTTTGAGGGATTCTATTATTTAATAAACTAAAATTATCATATTTATTTCGTTTAGTAAATTTTTCTTGATAGGTAACATATAATTGGGGATTATTAGCATCTAACTTATTTCCTAAATCTCTTCTTTTTTCTACACTTTCCCTCTTTATCATAACTAAAGGAGCCTGTACTTTTCCTCCTTTATCTCTATAAAAACCATCTCTTTGAGCTAATTTCCACCTTTCACCTGAGCCATAAATTACAGGAACATCTACTAAATCACCATTAGATATAACTGAGGGTTTAATTATATTTTCAAAATAATAAAATATAGCCTCATCTATAGCTTCTAACCCTAAATAAAAACCAGAAGAAGATTTTTCATCATTTTTAGAAGTTTCTTTGGCTCTATTGATATGAGGTCTATTATCGGGGGCTAATCCTTCTGATGGCATGTCGGGCAAACCACCAGGTTCAACATCCACAGAGTTATTCTCTATATGGGCTTGGGAAAGCTCATATTGCCTTGCTACTGTGGGTTTTTTTCTAATTCTTTTATTGGCCATTAGCTATAAAGTTGATTTCTAGGATTAGCATTTGTTGCTTCTACTTTAGTAGTAGATGGGTAAATGCCCGATCTAAACGGAATTGTTTTAACACTTTCTATTCTTGTTTTAGAAGCCTTACATATAATTGAAAGAGAAACCCCAAAATTATCTGTGTCTTCATTCATTGAGTAATCTGGATTTTTTCCAACAAAAAATTGGTTTTCTACTAAACTATTTAATTCAAAAAAATCATTATTAAATAATACTATATCTCCTATTTCTGGCACTAAATCTTTTTCATTCATATCAGCTTTTAAAAAAGAAAAAGTCATTTGTTGCGTTATATCAGGACCAAATTCTCTTTCATTCCATACCTGATCTTCTTTATTTATTAAACATGATATTAGTAAAGGTTCATAATAAGTTTTATTTTCTGATTCACCATATACATTTATTGATGAATTAGATAATACAAATTTATAGTAGCCTATTTCCGTCTGAATAATATCATTAATCAGTTCTCTATTCATTGTACGGAATAGTGATATATCTCTTGCTCCACCAAATAAAGGCATTATATTTTAGTTAAGGTTTCTGGTTTAAAAATTACTGTTTGTAACCCTTTAATCCTCATTTCAGGATCACCTTTATCACTACTTAACATAGTAGTTTTTAAAAATTCTAAATCTTGTTTTGGATCTTTTCCTGATGCAAATTTTAACGTAGCTGTTCTTACTGCTTTCCCATCTGTTCTTTTTCGGTTTTTTAGTTCTAAATCATCTGAAGTATTAGCATTAATAATTGTAACTTTTCTAGTGGCCCTCATTCCATCTAATATATCAGTGAAGTTTGCATCCTTATCAGATACAATTACTACATTTACAGAATAAACGTTTATGTTTTCAAATAATATGTCTCTTAGTTTAATCATTAGTAAATATAAATTGGGTAAGGAACTTTATACATAATATCTTGTGTATTTTGGGCAATAGATGATTCTCTTTCCATATATTTTGCTCTTGAGGATTCTTCAAGCATTAATTTCAATTCTTCAATTAAAGCTGTTTTTTCAGCAGCTGCTTCACTTCGTAGTTCTGCGGCATTAGTAGTAACTTCAGAACCAGGAATAGGAACCGTTGAATATTTACCTCTTACACTGGCTAACATTTCTTTAGATAATGCTAAAGTATATCTAAAAATCCACTGTCTACCAGGTTGATTTACTAATCCATAAGTTATATTAGAGTAAGGTACATTAGAAACATTTGTAACTAAACCAGCGTTTGGATTTCTTATAGGATTATTTCTTTCATTTTTTACAACATAGTCAAAGTATAAAGTTTCATCTCTTCTAGGTATAGGGAATAATTTTAACCTATTATTGTTAATTAACTCAAAGCTATAAGCTGATTTTCGTATCTGGTCATTAAATTCAATTGCTTGAACTTTTAAGGCATCATAATAAGTAGGCATTAACATAAAATTAACACCAGGAGAAAAATTACCAAATCCAAAAGTTTCCATTAAGGATTGTATTCCAGTTCCTGTTCCAGCATATGGGTCAAAATATCTTACTATGGCAGCAGGTGCGTAGTGGTAGATTCTTTTTACTTCTATATTATTTCCTGATTCGCTTACATTTGTAAAGACCTCATCTAATGAATATACCTGTTTAGATGCTGTTATTGCTATACTACCTGATTTATAATCAATACTTCCTCCTGTGCCTGCTTCAGATCCATATTGTTCTCCTATTGTAATTATATTACCTAAATTAGGTTGTATTAATTCGTTGTTAAGATTACTTCCCGTTGGGCTACCTTCTAAAGTAGCCATGTTTTCTATAATTTCATATTGATAAACATATTGTGCATATGTAGTTACAGCTTCTTCAAATGCTGTGAAGAAATTTACTGCTTGTAATTCAATATCTACTATAGGATATCCTAGTCTCTGGGCACACCAAGTAGCTACTTGATCAGCTGAAGAAGTAAAGTCATTATCTGCATTGTAAAACCCAAAAGGTGTGGGATTACTTTCACTTGCAAAAGATGCGGAGCCGGGCCAGATTGCTATTGTTGCCATAGGTATAGAGATTTACATTAATACATATCAATGATACCCGTTTAACAATTCTAAAAGATCATCTATAGCAGCATGTCTATGAGAATCAGTTAATACAGTTTTGAATACATATTCAGAATTAGCTAATTTAGCCATATCATGATAAGCTGAGTGTTGTTTATCTCGCAAATCTATTTGGTAAGAATCACCACAAAATATCATTTTTGAATCTTTTCCCAATCTACCAATACACATTGCTAATTGTGATTTAGTTAGGTTTTGATATTCATCCACAATTACTACAGCATTATCAAATGTTCTGCCCCTGAAATGTGCTAATGATACTAATTCTATAGATTCATCTTTTTCTAATTTTTCTAATATTTGGGGTTTATTGTAAACCTTTCTCATATTTGAACGAATAGGTACTAACCATGGTTCCATTTTTTCTCTTTCTGAACCAGGTAAGAATCCATTATCTTCCGTAGAAATGGTAGGTCTTGTTATGATAATTTTATTATATTGACGTTTAAAAAATTGATCTAAAGCTATTTGAACTGCTAATAGAGTTTTACCTGATCCTGCTTTACCTACTACAAAATTATAAGGGTGGTTTAAAATGTGAGTTTTTGCTATTTTTTGTTCTTCTGATAAAGTTACTGCGAACCTAATGTTACCCTTAGGTGGGGTTTTTTCAATATTTTGTTTAGCCATTATGAATGGGTTAAGAAACGTTTGTTGATTATACATATAAAAAAAAGAGCCGCTTGCGCGGCTCTTTCTATAAAATTAACAGATCAAATCTTATCCAAATATTTGACAAGTATGAATTAAATGAGTATACTCATTATCTGCATTAGCAACACTCCAATCTACATTAAGATTAAGATTTATTGCTACTGTTGTATCAACTGCTGTTGACGTTACAACGGCATCTAAATTTGTACCTCCATTAGCATCAGTATTTAATTTTGTACATGATACAAATGTACCAGCTGTACCAATAGTTCTAACTTGAATCCAAGAATCTACTCTTAGAATATCGTTATCAGCTACATCTAAAGCTGCACCTGTTGCTAATGCTACTGTAGTAGCTCCATGCACTAAGTTAAGTACTGGTGTTAACGTGTCAGTACTATTATTATCTAATACAAAACCTGCGCTTTGTAAATGAATAATACTTCCTGCATTTAAACGACCTGCTGGAATTGTTAAAGTAGCCACATTTGCTGCATCTGTTGTATTATTGTGAGTAGTGTCTGCTACTTGTGCAAATGTTGATGCATCAGAGATGTGATTAAATTTACTATCAAGGACATTATCAAAATCTGTATTGCTGTTTTTTAAAAATGTTAAACTTTTATTTGCCATGTTTTCTATGTTTTATTTGGTTTAATAATAAAGAGGGCCGCCGCTATTATGGCAGCGGCCCTTTCTATTAATTAGTTTAATTATTATTAAACTGCGTTAAGGTCTTGACAAATAACTTTACCATAAAAATCAGGACGTACCATCTTCTTAGCGTAACGAGTCATGATGCCTTTTCTCGGAGAGAATGACACAGGATCGTACACAAGAGGTGTCATGATTAATGGAATATAAGGGGCAAATACAGCACCTGTTTCTAGGAACTGATTACCTTTGTATCCCATAAGGATTACATTTTCCGTCATGTATGGGTTCTTGTAAACCGTGTATCTAGAATTGATAGCACCGATCTTTTGCACACCCATTGCAAATTTATTCTGATCTCCAGCAGAGTCAGCAGCAAATCCAGGAATAGATTCTAAGATTGTGCTTACAGTAGGAGAACATACGAGGAAGTTTGCACCACCACGTAAAGTTTTCTGGTGAATAATATTACTTACTTTTTGTAACTTAACTCCTAATGTTTGGAACCAAGACATCTTAGTGTAGTAAACACCTAAGTTGTTTTGTGAAGAAGTAAATGTTGGGTTCGACGTACCACCTGCAGTAGTATTCGAAGAAACAGTTACATCTTGTGCAATTTTAGCACTCCAACCTTCTACTGTGTCCGCATTAGTGATAAGCATATCAAGTAATTCAAGATCAATTTCCATTGAAATATATTCAGAAAGAATAGACGTTAATTCTGCCTCAGCATCAATGCTATGGTAAGCATTAAGGTCTTGAGCGAATTCTGGTGTCCATTGAGCCTTTAACTTACGAGTTTTCGCAGTCACTGTAGAGCTTCTTAACTGAACATTAATTTCTGGAATTGATAGGTTTGAAACACTATTACCGAATGCTGTAGTATTAACTGACCCATCCTGGAAATCACCTCTATCATTTAAGTTATCTGGTCCTTTCTGGAATGCAATATTAGAAGCACTTACGAATCCACCAAGTGTATCAGCAGAAGCTGAGATTACAAATTCTAAGTTGTCACCGTTAATTCTAGTGAATTGTGGGAAAACAACACATTCTACATTATCAATATTGAAAGCTCTTACACCTTCTGGATCTGCGTCTGTTAATACAGCACTAGTTCCAAATGCATTTGTAACGGTTGCTACTCTTACAACAGAAGTTGCACCTGTAGCTCCACCAAACTCACCTGCTTTAGAAGCAGAGAATTCAGTATCTAAAGCTAAAATATCAGTAAATGCAGCTGAAGAGGTAGTTATTACGTGAATTGAGCTAGTTTCGTTAATAGAGTAGCCATATCTACCTGCACCGTATAAACCTTGATCTGTATTTACCTCATCTGGTAACTGAGTTCTAGTTAAGTCATCAGTAGCACCATATAAACTTTCATTTTGATCG